TACAATTATTTAGTAGCTTTGCTATCTTGTTAAACTTCCCACGCTTTGGTAAGATGAAAGGTATGGGACAGATTGTTACTTACTCTATCCGTGATGAGTCTATGCACGTTGAAGCTATGACTAAATTATTCCGTGAGTTTATTCAAGAGAACATTGAGATATGGACTGATGATTTCAAGGGAGAGTTATATCAAATATGTAGAGAGATGGTAGAGCTTGAAGATAAATTCTTAGACTTAGTGTTTGAGATGGGTGACTTACAAGGACTAACTAAACAAGACATGTATGCTTATAACAGATACATAGCTGACAGACGTTTGCTACAGTTAGGTTTAAAAACTAACTACGACCAAAGAGAAAACCCACTAGGTTGGATTGATGAAGTCATGGGTGTAGAACACCAGAACTTCTTTGAAGGTAGAGCAACTACTTATATGAAAGCAGGACTACGAGGAAGACAGGACTCTGTAACTTTTACAGGGATTGAGTAATGAAAAAGAAAAGAGATGAAGCTGAGTTACTTGGTTATAAACTTCTATATAATAGAACAGGTAACTTAGTTACTGAAAGATTAACAACTGATATAACTCAACTTAAAAAATATTTTAGCACTGAAGAGTACTCTACATTACATACCATAATTAGAGAAGCTACTAAAAAATTAGATGAAGTTCATAGCTACATCGAGTCTAATTTAAATGCTAGAAAGATGGATGATTAGATTGTATATATAATAATAGGTTCTGATTTACCCTTGACATAGATTGGGTCTAACAATTTAGCTTGGGTAGTCGAACCTACTATTGTACCCACACCAATCACTATATCTTTACCCACTTCTTTAGTAGAGCTTTCAAGTCTTGCCGCTAAATTAACTGCATCACCTATAGCTGAGTAATCAAAACGTGTATCGCTTCCCATATTACCTACAACTGCATACCCTGTATTTATTCCGATACCTATCTCTATTCCTAAATTGGCTTCTTCCATATCTTGGTGTATTTCTAACGCTGTTTGGATGGCTTTGTTCTCATGTTCATCTAAGTCTACTGGAGCATTAAAGATTGCCATCATTGCATCACCAATATATTTATCTACCATACCACCGTTTCTTTTAACAGCATTAGCTTGAATTGTCAAGGCTTTATTCATAATTTCTGTGACTTCTTCAGGCTCTAATCGTTCTGATAGACTTGTAAAACCTCTGACATCTGTAAATAAAAACGTACATTTTCTTCTATCTCCTCCTAACTTTAAAAGCTCTGGGTTATCTTGCAGTTGTTTAACTTGTCGAGGGTCAAGATAATGTTCAAATTGTTTTTTAATTTGTTGTCGTAATTTAAATTGTGTTCTAAAGTTTAGATAGAATTGTTGGGTAGCAATAAGTGTCATACTTATCATGCCCCATGTAAAATCTATGAGTAAATTGTTAGTAACAAAGTAGTTTTCAAAATAGCCCATTAGAGGCAACATAACTAAGAATGATACTACCCCCTTAGTGATACCTAGATAATTGATTACAAGGGCTGTGAGTAAGCCTGAGAGGATTAATATGAGTAGTTCTGCAAGTAATCTATACTCTGGAATTTGAGGACTGTCAAGCAACATACTTTCTGATAAAGCCGCTTGTATTTTATGAGGTTCTAATAACCCAACAGGTGTTGCAACTTGAGGTGATATTCCTTTGGCAGTAAATCCTACAAAAACAAATGTGCTTTCTACATTCATTTCTTTTAGTGTAGTCTGTGTTGTGTCAACCCAACTAATCCATTTACGTCCAAGGCTATCTGTATCTACTGGTGGTATGCCTCTTACCCTAACCATGTCAATACCATTTTGATTGGTTACAATTTGATAAGTATTACCACCACCTAATATCTTTAAAACTTCTGTGCCGAATGAAGCTACCCATCCTGTAGGTGTTTGTTGTAGTAGTGGTATTTGTCTTACAAGATTATCGACATCTACTGGTGCAGAAATAGCACCTTGACTTGCAGATTGTTTTAGGATATCAACATTAGATAAGAAACCAGAAGCTTGTGGTAAAGTTATGTCTGGTCCTTTAATAACCGTACCATGAGTAGCAGGATATAAACCGTTGTCTACTTCTGGCATAGCTATAACACTAGCAGACTTGGAAAGCTCTAAAGCAAACGCATCATCTCCACCCATTCTATCTGCATGTGGGAATAACATAACCCACCCAACACCATAAGCTCCTGCATCCATGATGTCTTTATGAATCTTAGCTAAGTCTTGGCGAGGTAGAGGGTATCCACCCATATCATCAAGGTCTTGTTCTGAAATATTTAAAACAGTAAAATGCCCTGTAGAATTTGGTGTTTCTACTAGGGCATCAAAGGTTTTAAGTCTTAAAGTTTCTAAGGCTTGTGAATTGAATAGTAAAGGTAGGGTCAGTATACCTATTAAAGTAAGTGCCCACTTCATGTTATACATATATATCTATTATCTTACCAATTTTTGATAAAGGAAAACCATATTTTGTTTTTATGAAATTTTTGTACACCATTTAATCTCCTTGGTTTATGGTAATACTAGAATCTCCTCCTCCATTAATAACAAGCTGAGTGCCTTTACCATTCTGTACTAGTAGAATTGTATAGCCACCATCTCTATCTACATCTAAACGTACTGTATCTTCTAAGACTTTATAAAAGCTTAGTACATTGTCAGTTAAGAAAGTATTTATTTGCGTGTTGGAATCAAAGCCCATTTGAGTTCCCTTTAGATTTATGTCGGTTCGTAATAAAGATTCTGTTTGGTCTAGTTCGTTTACATCTTCTATAATATCTAACAAGTCTTCAAGAAAGTTTACATCAAGATAGTTTATATCTAACTCAGTAAACTCTAAATCACTATCCGTAAGATAGTCTATGTCTAAATCATCAAACTCAAGGAAGTCAACATCAAGAACATTAGTACTAATATTTCCATCTTGTCCCTCATCTTGTGCCACTTCTCTTGGTGCATTTACAATTAACATGTTATCAATTAACTCAAGTGTTAAGTCAAGGATAACAGGCTTGCTTGGTTTAGTTTCAAACATAGAAACTGTAGTAGCTTGGTAAGGTTTGTTAAGAACTACCTGTCCCATAGCTGTTGCAACAACAATCTCTCCACTTGGAAGACCGTCATTGTCTGGTAATAATATTACTAAACTCCTACCTAATTCATCTACAGTTACAGTAAAGTCTGTACCACGAATAGCTATCGTAGCACTTGGAGTTTTTATAAATATATTTTCTTTGTCTATAGTTGCTAGTTTTCCTGTGATAAATCTTGCAGTACCACTAGCAAACTCTAGAGCCATTTTAGATTTGGATGGGTCAGGGTCATATATAAACTCATCTATGATAAGTTCAGAGTGTTCAGTTAGTCTAACTTGACTGTCATCTAAAAAAGTAATACCCATTCTTCCATTAGAAGTTTGGACATTATCATAACTATTTATATCTAAAGATAAAGAAGCTTTATAATCTTTATCTCTTACTACCCGACCCGACCCTTGTAACTCTGTGATGTTGCCTACGTTAGCAACCGACTGAACTGCCGCCATCATTCTGGATGACACAAACAGTACCACCAGAGCCAGTGCTAAGTATTTTAAGCCAGTCATTATCATTTGTACTCATTTGATTGATAGAAAAATTTCTGTTACTTCCTGTTTGGTCAAGATAGAAGTAACCCCCTGCATAACCTTGACCATCAAAGTTTACAGTGTTTGAATCTCCATCAATATCCATGTAGTTTGTTGCACCATCATAATCTATATCAGCATTAATGATGTTACTATCACCATTAATAATCCAATCTAAATCAGTATTACTTGACATAGAAGCTGTTGCTAAGTCTAGTGTAAATGTATTACTACTTCCTGTAGTTTGAACATTAACATTAGAACCGTCTGCTCCGTATGTGTTAGCAGGGTCTACTTGGATTGTAAAAGCATTACTGCTTCCATCAAAATTAAAGTAGCCTGTAAAGTTATCAGCCCATATATCTCCTAAGAAGGAGTTAGTTGAACCTATTTGATTTACATCTAGTGTCATAGTTGAGCCATCTAAATCTAGAGGGGTCATTGAACCTGCGGAAGATAGTAATCCTCCTATCAAGTTAGCTGAACCCAACTGTTCTAAATCTAAATTAGCTGTAGCACCACTTTGCTCTACATAAATCTCGTTGTCTGCCGCATAAGTTAATGTTGACAATATACTTAACGCAGTTATTATTATTATTTTATTCATATTCCCAATAGCCTCTATCTATTCCTATATGTATTATGTTTAAAACCCCCGACTCTATTGCCTTTTGCAAAGCTATAGAGATACTCTCATTCTCAGCCACACCACCTTCTATCTCTACTAGCTCAGTGCCAGTTTCAATAAAACGAAATATGTCTTGAGAAATACTTGTGGATAAAATACTTTTAGATACTAAAGTTTCTGTCAGTACTTCACCAGTTGATACGGATACTAGTCTTAATGATATGGTTACAGTATCTTCCCTATAGGATTTACTATTACCAATACCAAGATACCTTGCTCCGATACCACCAGATTGCAGATTAGCCTCGTAGCTAATCACGCCCCCTTGAACTAAAAGCCCTGCGAATAACAAAGGCTTTAGTTTACTATCTTCTTCAAACTCTTTACGAGTGCTTCTGATAAGTTGTCTTTCTTTTGTTAGGTCATCTAAACCTACACGTTCTACTACTCTGAAAAATTGACCGTTAGCCGTATGCTTAAAAGCCCTGATAAGAAATGCTTCAGGGGCTTGGGTGACTGCTGTACTAAACAAAGCAAACGTGCTGTTGCTTCTTCGTTGCCCTGTTAAGTCTTTAAAACTATTAGGGTATACAGCTATGGTAGGTTTGTTTTTAGCCGCAGGTAAATTTTTTAATTCTTCTGATTGTAAATCTAGTGTTGATGTCGGTTGTATTTTTTTAGTTAAAAATAAATCGTCATTAGCCTCAAAGACTGCACAACTAGAAAGTAAAAGTACCGATAGGCAAAGTAATAATCGTAGTTTCTCCATTCGCATCCACAATAGTAAGTGTTATATATACACCATCACTGCTATAAGTAATAGTGTTACCCTCTAATTCTATAGTTCCCTCTGAGCTAGGGTTTTCTCCAAATAAATTTTCAACTAACTGCCGTGATAGTTGTGCATAAATTCTAGACTCTAAGTTTCTGATGAACCGAGCTAGTGTTGTATTTTCTTTATCTCTTTCTATCTGGTCTTGTAAAGCTTTAAGCTCTGCTTTTAGGCTAAGTTTTCTTGAATGTTCTTGATTTTCAATCGTAAGATAATGTGAGCTTGTGTTGTTACCATTAAAGCTAGGGCTTTTAAATTTAAATACTACTTCATCTGCTAATGTATATCCTGACCATAATACTACAAACATACACCAAAAAAATATACAGAACCAACAGTTACGTTCTGTCTTACTGCTTCTAAATGTTGGTTTTAATTTCATTCTATCCATCCTATTAAAATATTAGTCATAATCAAGCAAGCACAAGCAAGATTAATTAAAAGAATAATAGTACGTATAATTGTAATTTGATTTTCTACAGGTGCTGTATCTTCATCACTAAATGAGCCTAACGCATACTTCCATACTGTCCATAATTTTAACATTGTTAATCTTTTCGCCTATCTTTTTTCTGTGCTTTTGCTATTTCGTCTGTGTCAATTAAATTAGGTACTCCAAGTAAAGTTTTAAGGAGTACATCTTGTTTTAAAGATTGATTGTCTAATGACCTTACTCTATCTATTAACGATACAATAATACCATATTGACTATCAAGTTTTGTTGAAACTCTTTCTTCCATTGTGTCTAAACTTGTTTGAACCTTTTCATCTAATGTATCTAGTTTAGTTTCCATGCCATCAATAATTCTATTAATTAATTTAGACACGAACCAACCTAGACCCATTGCGGCGGCAATAGGAAACCCGACTTCTGTTATAAAGGTTACTGCTTCAGACATTATTCTTTAGGAGTATTTGATGCTCCAAAATAGAAACTAATTACAGCACTAGCTAAACCACCTAAATAACCAAGCACTAAATTAATAAGAGCTTCAGAGTTTTGTTCTGGTGGTTGTAAGGTAACAAGAAATATGTAACCCATAAATCCTCCGACAACAGTTACACCTATAATCCTTGCTGTCCAATCCTTTGAAAACTTTCCACGAGCATCTTGCTTGTCTTCAGTTTCTAATTTAAATACATCTACGTCCAACTCTTTTAACTGGATTTCAAAAGCTTGTTCAGCTTTTTTAAGCTCTAACATCTGTTCAGGCGTAGCTTCTGCTATAGCTTTCTCAATAGCTTTAGGTGTATTAGGTACTCCCAATACATCAGCTATTACATTTCCTGCCATACCACCCATAGGACCGCCTAAAGCAGTCCCTAACGTAGGAGCTACTGCACCTACTAGATTTTTTAATAAATTTTTCATTCACCTACTCCTATCACCATCATTTGTAATTCTCTACTACGTCCACCTACCTGATTAAACCAACGACTGTCTTCCATTTCAACAGCCATTTGATTCCAGTCTCCAGCTTTACAAGCCTTTAACATATTCTTAAACTTTGCAAGTCTTGTGCCACCTAAATTAAAACACATATTAACTAACACATGTTGTATTGGCTCTGGTAATCTATTAAAAGAAGGTACAGTACCATAGATATGTATTGCTTCTCTATAATGTTTATCAAAATCATCTTCGTAATATAGGTCAACTACTTCTTGTTTAACAGGCGTACCTACTTCCCATGTATACTCAGGGTCTTGCGGCTGACAAAGGTGTCCAACACCTAAAGTTTTATAGCCTAAACTATCCTCATATATTTCAAGCACTTCTCCTTCGTGCCTTTTAATCTGTTCTTTACATTCTTGTATATTCATAATCCTAATCCTTCCATTTGAGACTTAAGCTCTCTATCTTCCAAATCTTGTACTGCTTCTGAGGATGCGTTAAATGGTAATCCTGTTTGCCTATTAATCATTTCGTCTGGTTCGTCTTTTGCATTAGGTACATTTACTATACCACCTCTTGCATACTCAGGTAATTTAAAATCTTCTGGTTTAGAAGGTTTAGCCATTTGCCTAGCAATTTGTCTAACTTTCTTTTTAGTTCCTTTACCTGCAATTAAATCATATGACGAATATCCTGGTAAGTTAGTAGCTACTATTTCTTGCCAACCTTTTCTATATAATATACTATCAATTAAATCTTGAGGTATTGGACCTGCAAAAGTTTTAAGACCTGCTGTAAGTCCCCCTACATTTCTATCAGATTCTGCTCCATATCTTTGTGCATATTCAAATGGACCCATTCCACCCCATCTACGTACAGCATCTTTTCCTAATTGCCATCCTTTTATTTTTTCACCAGTTTTATAATCTCTTAAATTTTGACCGTCACTTCTAATAATATTCATTTGATGAGCTACAGCAGTCATTAAAATTGCAGTACCTGCTATCTTTGGACCTGCATGTTGAGTATTATTAAGTGATTCATTTGAAAATCTTTTAAGTATTGTATTATTAAATACTGTAGGATATCCTGCAAACTGTACTAACATTTGTGCCGCAGGAGTAGAAAACCACAATGGTCTGTTAGCTTCCGCAGTACTGGGGTTAAGAATAATTTCTTTTACAAATCTATTAGCTCCTGATGTATAACTTTCATTAAAGAAATTTTCTTGTTTACCTTCTGCTCTAGCTAGTTCATCATCAAACTTACCACCACGCAAAGAACCATTATACCAATCAACAGCCTCATCAGCATTAATACCTAAGTCACCTAATTGTTCTCTTAAATATTTAGTTTCACTTTTACTTAAACCACCTTTAGAAAGTTTTTCAGCGTTTTGTCTTATTAATCTTTTACCTGTAGTGTAAGATGCAAGTTGTACTGCTTTTGTCCACTGTGTAAGCAAATTAACTTTAAAGAATCCATTTTGAATTGATTTAGCTAATCCAGAATGTAATCCTTCTCCTGCTAAACCTTCAAGTCTTTCTTGTACTGCTTGCTCTAAAGCTAGTCCAGTTCGGTATAGCTCTGCCCACTCATCATCTCGTATACTACTTTTAAATGTTTTACCTAATAAACTTTCATCGGCTACATCTGAAATTGTATCACCTTTAGCTCTTCGTATACCTTTAATAGTTCTAAACATTATATCACTACCTTCTTTACTTAAGGCATTCATAATATCTTTTCCTACATTTACACCATCACCTTTTCCTGCTCTAGATAATAAAAGCAAAGGCTCAGTAAGACTTGATAATGTAGCTAAAGGCAAATGAGCTACTTGCTGTATAACTTTCATACCATCTGCAAAATGTCTAAGACTATCATATTTTTTAAATATAGAACTTCTATCAGTTTCAATACCAGTAATACGCCTCATCATATCGAACACTTCATCAGCTACTTGTTTAGATTCACCGTCACTTACACCACTAGCTGTTAATTCTTCTCTAATAGGTTTAACATAATTATTAAACATTTCTATTTCAGTTCTACCAAAAAACTTAGCTCTTTCTACAGACCTAGCGGCATTACTAAAGTAACTTTCAAGTATTGTTTGTACATCATTTTCTAATACAAAAGAAATTTCATTATCTTTTAAATTTGTAAAACGTCTAGCTTGTAAATGACTGCCACGTTGACCTGTCGTAGATTCTTGTTTTGCCATTTTTATTTCAAAAGGTGTCCATCTTTCTTCTAACATATCATCAACAATTTTTTGAGCTTTTAATTGTCTTGCTTTTACCATGTCACCTTTTGCTAATTCTAAAAAGTCCATACCAAAAACTTCTTCGTCTACTCCTAAAGCATCTTCTTTTATTCCCTTAACTTTTGTTCCATCTTCAATTACAATAGTTAAAAAATCTTTATCATTAATAGGGTCAGCATGTCCAGATTCAATTAATTTTTCTTGAAATAATTTTCTGTTTTCAGCCTTCTTTAATTTAGAATAATTAAACAAACGAGGCATATAGCCTCCTAAATTTTCTGTATTTATTTTAAATAAGTCTTGAGCTTTAATATCCTGAAACGTATCATCTAATAAATTTCTTACACCACCTTTTCCATCATAAACAACTTCACCTGCTTTATTAATACGTCCACCATAAGCAAAGCCCATTTCAGCAGTCACTTCTCCATCTCTTACCATATCTCCAATAAACTTTTTATTTTTGTCGCTAGTAGGTTTGGATACTATATTTTTATCACGTAACAAAGTTATTAATTCTATATTATCTTTATCTGTTAACCTAGCTCTTATACCTGTTTTACCTAAAACCCCTAACGCTTCAGTTAATCCAAAATTATATAATCCTGTTCTTTCTCCTACAGCTAATCCAAAAGATTTAGCTTTAACTAAAAATTCTCCTTTACTAGCCATTGTAGAATCAAAGTCATAACGAACTCTAGCTAATAACTCTTTTAGTTTTGGAGAGTTATCTACATAAGCTAAAAATTTAGTAGTTGGTTTACCTATAGTGCTGGCTATAGCCTTACCTTTTGCTTTAGTAAAAGTAGATAAAGAATTAATTTTTGAATCAATATTAAAGTTTTCTAATACTCTTTGTCTTAAATTTTTATCTTTAGTACTATCAATAATAATATCTTCGTTACTAAATTTAAATTCCATTTGTTGTTGTGGCTCTGGCATTTCAGTAACTGGTACATCATCAATATCTTTATTACCTGAAGATGTTATAGGTTTTTTAGCTCCTTTATAAGTAGCATATTTTAAACCGCCACCAAAAGCCGCACCTGCTACACCACCTAACAATGTACTAGCACCTAACTGAGTTAAATCAAAATCTTCTGATAATCCTAAATCTATATCAATGTCTTGCATAAAGTAATTATGTAAACCACCCCATGCCATGCCTTCAGCACCTGAAAAAATAGCTACTTCTTTAGCGGCTTGCTTTCTAGTAATTGCTTTCCCTGTTTCTTTAACGGCTGTTTCACCTACTTTACTTTTAATTTGACGTTTTATAGCTTGTTGACCTGCAACACCTAAAGAACCTCTAAGACCTAATGATGTTCCACCTGAAGGTATTGCAAATAAAGCAGGTACAATATTTAAAGGGTCAAGTATTATATCGCCTGTTATATTTGTAAATGCCTGAAATCTTTCTTTAAAACTATCAATTTCTGCATTGTCAAATTTATCTTTTAAATAAACATAATCTTCTTTTTGTTCGTCAGTCCATTTTCCTGATTGAAAAGAACGACTAATAGCAGAGCTTAAACTATAATCAGCATCTCTAAGGTATTCAAATATGTCGTCATTTGCTTCTATACCATTTAAAAATCTAGCAGAACGCATATCAAATTCTTTATTATTACGCAACTCCCCTAATGTAAATTTTTTACCTGTAGATTCTGCTGGAGTTATTTCAAAATTTTCTTTTTGTTCAATAGGTTCAACAACTAAAGAATCATAACCTTCTATTTCTCCACGAGAAACATTATCAGGAGAGTATAAAAAATTATCATCGTCTTCTATGCCTTGGTCTTGCCTAAGTTGTTGCATATATAATTCAAATTCTGTTGGCATTAAATCGTTCCTTTAACATAAAAATTATATTTTTGATTTTCGCTTATATCTTGACTAGAATAAACAAGTTTTGCATAAGTGTCTCTTGGATTTTCTCTGTCTTCTTTTCGTGATTTAGATTTATCAAAATCATAAAGGTCATCTATAATTTTAAACTTACCATTATTTAATTGTTCAAATTTAAAAACACCTGTAGTTGTAAACATTTCAAATACAGGGTCAGTAAATGATTCTTTAAGTAAGTCAATAATATTTCTATCAGCACGTGCTCCTTTATAAAATTCTATTACTTTTTTTCCATTTGCCATATTAGGATAATCAGAATATTTTATATAGTTTCTACCATCTTCAACAGCATTTTTCATTGCAGTTTTTAAAACTTCTTTTTGTTCAGTTCCAAAATTAGCAACATCAATGTCTTGACCTTTACCACTTTTAAACATATTACCTAATTTATATTTAGCAAAAGCTAATATATTTTCAGGAACTAATTTTTTTAATATTTCAGGATTAGGTCCAGTAGCTAATAAAAAATCTTCTTTTTCTAATAAACTATTATTACGTTTAATTTTAGGTATTTCAAAAAAAGAAGTTAATTCATTTATTAATTTTTTAGAACCTTTAGATATTGTTTGACTTGTATCTGTAAGAGCATTTCCTAATTTTTCAGTAAATGCAACTGTATCTTTATTTTCAGTAATTAAAATTTCTTCATTTTTTTTTTGATTATATTCTTCAAAAGGTAAAGGTGTTCGAGTTGCACCTGCTTCTTCTAAAGCCTCTTCTTTTGAGGTTGGAGGAGTATTTCTTTTTTGAAAATTTTGTTGGTACTCTTCTAGATTTTGACCAAACACTTTTTGAATTTCTTTTGATAGTCCATTTAATTTTATAGCAATAGAGTTTGCGTTATTTTTAGGGTCTAAAATAATAGAGTTTACTTCATCATCAATAGCTTGTTTCTTTTGTTCAGGCTTCATTCTAGTATAAGTATTACTTAATTTTATTTTACCGTTGTTTTGTACAGAAACTCCTTCTCCTACTACACGTGATAACTTCATAGTATCATAAATACCTACTAAAGTTCCGTATGAATTATATTTTGCACCATCATATTTTGTCCATGTGTCTCTTTCAAAACCTACATCAATAGCCATCATTGCAGAAAATTTAATTCTATCATTTTCGTTTTGTAAAATAAATTCAAACTCATCTAAACTTTTACCATTTTTTTTCTTGCCTTCAGTATTTCTCCAGACATCTTCTCTAAATTGTTTATCTTTAGATAATCTAATAGCTAGTGCAGTTGTATCAAAAATAAAATCAGCTTTTTGTCCTGACCTTTCAGGAGTATTCATTGCTTCAAAAAATTCTTCTATATTAGAAGCACTAATATTAGTCATAGTTCCTCCTAATTCACTTGGATAAACACCATCTTCTATATCTTCTAACATTCCAGCTAATGGTCCTGTTTTAAAATCAGCAGTTCTTTCACGCATAGTTTTATATTGACTAGACCTTTCTGCCATTTCTCTCCATACAGTAGGAGATTTTTTAGCTTCATCTAAAGAAGCACCTAAAGAGTTTGTCATACCTTTAAGGTTTAAAGCTTGTGTTATATCAGTAATTAAAGGACCAGCTAAATCATCTTCAGTCATTGCAGAAAATAAATCAGGTCCACCTTGTTTAATTTGTTTATCATTAAATAATCCTATTACTCTTTTAAATCCACCAACAAGATTATTTTGAGACCTATACTCATTTAAAACTTTTTGATAATTTTTTCTATCATAAGCTGTTAAGGAAGCTGTTGTTAAACCTGCACCTCTTGTAAATAAAGTAAGCCTGTCCATATCCTTACCTTCACTATCGTCTAAAATATTTCTAAGTAATTGCTCTTGTTTTTTATAATAAGAAACACCATCTTTATCAGTTTTTAAATAATTTTCAGCAAATTGTTTTGTAGCTAATCGTACTGCATTTTCATAAGTAGCCGTACCATACAAGTCTGCATAATCTTGAGGAGATAACGCCTTTATTTTTTGGTCAATATATGGTCTAGCTTCTTGTGCAAATCCACTATAATCAGCACTAGATTCAAAAGAATTAAATCTTGATTCTAAATCTCCACCTTTATCTTCCCATTTATTTCCTATTTTACCTGTAAGTTGAGAATGCATAGCAAGTTCTTTAGCCTGACTTTCATTATCCATAATTTGAAATTTATGCATATCATCTAATTCTTTTACACGCTTTTTATATTGGTTTTTCATAATGCCTTGACCCATCAATAAAACACCTAAAGCTTGTTGAATTCTTTCATTTTTTCTAGATTTTTTAGCGGCTCTACGTTCATCGTCTTCTTTTTTCTGTAATAAAGATGAGCCAAGTTCATCAATACTCATGTTGGAATAATCATCTAATACCATTTTTAAACTCCTGTTTTACCTAATAAACTTGGTTGTTCTTGTAAGGCAGGTTTTTGTTTTTGTAAAATACTTTCTCGTAGCTTTGTACTATCTAAAGTTTTTAATTGTTCTTTAATATTTCCACCAACAGATGCAGGGTTTATTTTTTGAACTACAGCATCTTTAAATCCACCACCTTCTGGAATACTATTACGCAATGGCTCTCTAGAATTTTCTAAATCTATATTAGCTACATCTTCATCTTCTTCTAATACTTCTACGTCTACATCATCACGATTTAATACAGGATTAATACCTGCTTTTTCTGCAATAGCTAATAACATATACATAGTAGGCTCTAAAAGACTTAACATCATATCAGGATTCCACTTACCTTTCTGGAAACCTGCTGTAAGTAATAAGTTAGCTATATCTGCAACTGGAGTCTTTTGAGACATTAATGTTGCAACAGTAGTAAGGTTGTCTTCTTTTAAAAGGTCAAAGAATATTTTTTCTGTAGCTACTTTAACAGATGTTATTTCTGGCTGTCCTTCCCAAGGGTATGGGGTATCAGGACTGTTAGTTAATGATTGACCTGCTGTTGGTCCTTCAAATAAATGTTCTTCAGCTTCTTTAGCTATTGCGTTTGGATTAAGCATATCCTCTTCCTCCTAATTGTGCTCTAAGAAATGCTTCATAATCAAATCCATACCCACCTACATCTACTGGATTTATATTACCTTGAATACCTCTGTATGCTAAGTATTGTCCAGCAGGGTCTTGTTGTGGATTAAAGTCTGCAAAGTTTACAAACTGTGGTGTATCTTGACTACTAGAAAAATTTTGCTGTTCTAAAGAAGATTGTTGTATATCTGCTTGCCCTTTAAAGTAATCACTTTTTCTTTCAGCAAGAAAAGCTTCCTGTGCTTTTTGTGCTTCTTCTGCTTGGTTCATAATTTCACCAGCTTTACGAGTAGCTTCAATAGGTTTATAAGCACCATATTCTTTACTAGAAGTAATTCTTTCTTTAAATGAAATATCTTTATTCTTTAGTGTTGTAAAAATACTATCTTTACTTTCTTTAGCTACTTTTTTAGCTACAGCTTTACCGTCAACAATTTCAAATCCGTCACTAACATCTACTACTCCATCAGGAACAATACCAGAACTAACATCTCCACCTTTAACAGCACCTGAAGCAACATCACCATCTAAAGGAGTTTCTCCTGTTACAATTTCAGTTACCCAATTTTTAAGACCTGTACCAATGTCAGAACCTTTACTAAATACGTTACCTATTTTGTTAAGACCTCCTTCAATAGCACCTGATACAGTATTCCAAACACTACCAAATGCACCTTTTACAGCACCTCCTACAGCACTTGCCGCAGTTTTAATACCGTTAAAAATAGTTCCAAAAATACCAGAGGTTGGTCCCGATAGCCAGCCCCCTATGGCACTACCTAATCCTGGAAGTATAAAAGATAAAGCAAGAGAACCTAATGGTCCTAACTTACCAAAAGCTTTAGCAACTTTGCCTAAACCTTTTTTTAGTTTTTTTCCTATCTTTTTAAATACGTTACCGATTTGTTTTGCTTTTTTTCTTAACCATCCCATTAGTCTAACCACCCATTTATTAAAGTTCCTATTGCTGACAAGTTACTACTCCAATTACTTTCTGAAGAAGCACCTGTGTCATTACCTAAAGCCGCAGTGTATATTGAAGTCTTTCTAGTCTGTTCATTATCCCAACGTCTAAAGTTAAAGTCTGCTTCGTCACGTAATTCCTGCCATAAAAAGTTTTGAGCAGAGGCTGTAAGTCCAAATGCATTTTGTGCATTCTGCCTATTAACTTCATTCTGTGCCGCAGTATCTGCCGTGTTTGCCTGTCTACGCCATGCTACGTTTGATTGTGCTATAGCTGTTTCGTTCTTCGTATTAAATTCTTCTCTTGCAAAGTCTTGCTGTGCATTAAATTTACTTACGTCTGTTTTAAGTTGTGCTTCAAGTTTGTTAGCTTCTGCTTCGTTACCAACTCTTCGAGCTTCTGCAACATTTAAAGCTTGTTTATTAAACTGAGTCATTGCATTCATTTGTTGTGCATTAAACTGTTCATTAGCTTGTGATAAGTTAGCCATGTACTGGTCAGTTTGTGTTTGACTCTGTGCATTAAATTGACGAGCTACGTTTTCAGCAGATTGATTTGATAACAATCTTTGTTGTTCGTTTTGTGCTTTCATCATGTTAGCTTGTTGCTCGTTACTAAGATTAGCCATATCCCTAGTTAAAAAGTTTTTAGCATTTTCTACTTGAAGTCTTTCTTGTGTACTAAGGTTTGCTAAATCCATCTGTGCTAGTGCTGTAGCATTTTGCATAATAGATTGTTGTTCAGCATTCATGTTTTCAATAGATACAGTTTGCATAAACTTACTGTTAGCTAAAGTTGTTTGCTGTTCAGTACTAAAGTTAGCCATGTCCATACCAGCAGTAACTTGAGCATTAGTCATTGCGGCTTGTTGTTCATTACTTAACTCAGCAAGACCAAGCTCTTGAGCTAATCTAGCATTGTTCTGTGCCGCAGTCATCTTTTTGTTTAGGTTAGCTAACTCAATCTGATTCTGAGCAGTCATTGTTTCACTATCAGCCCTGTTCTTTTCTGTCAGGTTAGCTAGTGATACTTTTTCACTTGTACTTAGTTTAGCTAAGTCAGCCCTTTGTAGAAGCTCTTGTTCTTGAGAAAGTACTTGAACTGTTGTGTTCAGTTCTTGTAATCTCATTCTGTTGTCTTCAGTAAAGTTAGCCGCATCAGCCGAACTTCTTTCTGTTAACTCTGCTATTTCTATTTGTTGTTCATTATTAAGATTAGCTAAGTCCATCTGTTGAGCCATAGCCGCATTAGTTTTTCTAAAGTCTACTAAGTTTTGTAGGTTAGTTAAACGTGCTTGTTGCTCACTAGACATGTTAGCTCTAGACGTAGTGTTACGTTCAGAGAGTTCAGCTAATTCTACTTTAAGACTTGCATCAAGATTAACTTCTTCCATACGAGAGTTAAGCTCTGCTTGTCTAGTACTTCTTTGTACTACAGCAGTTAGCTCAGATAATCTAAATTGATTATCGGCTGTAAAGTTTGCAGTATCCGTAGCGGCTCTATCTGATAGTTCAGCTAGTTCAATCTGTTGCTCATTGGACATGTTAGCCAAGTCCATCTGCTGTGCAAATTGTGCATCAGTCTTACGGAAGTCTATAAGGGTTTGTAGATTTGTAAGACGTTCTGTTTGCTCTGCGGTCATTGTATCTTTTGCCGCCGCATTCATTTCTGATACACGTTGCATCTCAACTTGTAAAGCAGGAGAAAGGTTAGCCTTTTCCATATCCTGATTCAAGTCTGCTTGACGCATTACTTTATTTACTTGAGCATTATAAGACTGTAGTTTTGCTTGTTGCTCTGCGGACATGTTCTGTCCTTCTGCCGCATTAAGAGCTTGTAAGTTTGCTAAGTCCATCTGGGCATTAGTATTTAGTGTAGCTATTGCCGCTTGTTGTCTTTGTGCAGATTCTTGAGCCGCCATAGCTTGCTGGTTCTGAATGTTCTGCATTCTAACTTGTTGTCTGTTCTGTGCAGTTTGTTGTACAGCACTCTCGTTAAAAGTACCTTGTTGTACTGCAATTTGCTGTGCCATCTGTGCAGTCTGAGAAGCGGCAGTTTGTCTATTAGATAGATTCTGCATTCTTAGTTGCATACTAGATTGTGCTTGTTGCAAGTTAGCTTGTTGTTGATTTGATAAGTTTTGTTGTGCTCTAGTTTGGAGAGCCTGTGCGTTGCTCTGAGCCATTGGAAGAGCACTCTGGATGATTGCATTAAACAATGCATCTCTGCCCACTGTAGAGGCTGTCATGCCCCTAGAAGCCATCTGTTGGTTAATAGCATCGACAGCAGGTTTAGCCCATAGTGGAGTCTTACCTTCTTCCATTCCTGCAAGTAAACCTTCCATCTGTGTAGACACTAAAGCTTCTTGTGGTAATGCGGCAACTGCGGCAATAACCTCAACAGGCTCTGAATCTATCTTAGCTTCTACGCTTGCAGGGTCTTCAGCTACTGCGGCTGTAATAGGCTCTGGTACGTTACCAACAACTGCCATCATGTCTGCGGCGGCTACTGTACGTTCTTTACCTGTAACTGCTTGCATACTAGATGCTTGCATTGTAGGAACACCACCAATCTGTGCGGCATCTCCTTGAGGTGCTGTACCTGTAATAGCTTGTCGACCTTCTAAGTCTACTGAAGGTGCGTTACCTAGTTCATTAGCTATTCGTGTTGCGGCTTCGCCTACTTGTGCTTGACGTTGTGCCGCTTTTCTAAATGCAGGAACATCATCAATGTCTGTATTATTTGCTTGAGGTGTATAGTCAGCCGCATAATACTCAGCTACTGCGGCTTTAACTTCTTCTGTTTCTTCAATAGGTTGTACTACACCTGCTTCACTTGTAGCGGCTGTACCTGTTTGTGCTGTACGTTCTCCTATTTTTTTAAACTCTGGTAAGTCTTCAACTTGAACACCACGTTCTTGTGCTAAGTCTTGTAAGCCTTTAAGTTCTTGTGGAGAAATAGTTGATAACTTTCTTTTTGTAGCTTTAGCATCACTAACTCCCTCTTGACGTACTATTTTACCTGTTGCAGGGTCAAAGGTTGCATCATCACTTAACTTACCTTGAATAAGGTTAGCTATTGAACCTTCTTCAATACCAACTGTAGCAGATTTATCACCTGTAACTCTAGTAACCTCACCTTCAGTAACTTGTGCTGTTGTAACAGGCTTGTCCATCTGTGCGGCTGTTACATCTGGAGCATCAGTAATTTTTTCAGCAGTCATTGTAGTAGCTGTTACGTCTTTAGTATCTCCTGCTGTTCTAGCGTAACCTGTTGAAACTTTTTCTTTACTTGTATCAGCAACACTAGAAGCCTGACCACCATATCCAGTTTGTTGCATTCTAAAAGATTCTGAAGATGCATCAAGTTCTGTACCTTCTCTGCTTATTTCATCTGCATCTGGAATAGTAGGAATATTAGTAGGCATAAAACCTTGAGCTATGGCTTCTGCTGATTGTCCAGTACGTTGTGTACGGTCTGTTCTATTAGGGTCTACTCGTCCTTCACCTTCTGTTGTAGTAGGAGTTCCACCACCATTATCATCACTACCACCATCAGTTTTTGTCCAACCTTGACCACGAATAAATACCCAACCATCAGCTATAGCTTCTTGAGCAGATGAATAACCTCTTATAGACCACCATGTAGTAACATTTCCTTGTTCATTAGTACTTGTATTGTCACCATTTTGCTCATTACTATCTACATTATCTGAAATATTTAAATCAGTACCATTATAATCTGTGTAGTATGGTTCATCATCCATACTTAAATCAGGTTCTCGTGTAGGTGTAGTTGTTGGTGTAGGTGTTGGTGTAGGTGTTGGTGTTGGTGTTGGTGTATTACCATATCCATAACCATATCCAGTAGGTGTTGGTGTAGGAGTTGGTATTACTGGTTCTGAATCAGACCGAGGTCTTGAGCCACCAGTATAACCATAACCACCAATAGCATACTTAGCACGTTTAGCCTTTAAATGCTTTAAAACACTTTTGTTATTTCTTTTGTTTCTTTTTTTACTCATCTATATATTCCTTTCTGTATTTTTCAGGATAATCTATTTTAAGTTTAGGTAGTTCTGTGTATTCGTGTAACTGTCCTAACTCTTTCATTTCTTTTAATTTGTTTAAATAGTTATCCATCCATTCATAATTTTTTCCAGACTCTGATTCTTGTTGTACAATTCCATCAACTCTTTCATCATAAATATAAGTTATTGGATTTTCATCAGTTGAATAAAAATTTAATCTACCTTCTAATGCTTCATGCTTTAAACGTAACATTTGCAAAGTGTCTTCTCCAATAACTACATCTTCATCGAATTTAAACTTTGCGGCTTTTTTGCTCATCCAAGTAACACGACAATTTATCTCGTCACGTTCACTATACTTACGGTTCTCTGAATAAAATTTTCTGTGTAAGTTTTGATAGTACATTGATTTTTCGTGACTTAAACCTACATTACTAGTAAAGTCTGTATAGTAATCTAAGTTTAAAAGCTCATCATAATCTACTGTAAATGGATTTAACCAAACTACTTCATCGTCTACAATACGTAATGATATTTGATTTATAAGGCATACTGCATCTGGTGGTTCTTTTAAAGTTGATAAGTGTTTGTAAAACCATACACCATGTTCAGTTAAAAAGTCATCACCGTCTATAGGTACACAGTAATCGTTATCGGAAGCAAGAAAGATATCAAGTACTGAGTTCTTACCTTTTGCTGGAGTACCATTACTTTCTGTAATATAATACTCTAAGTTTTCAGATTCGCAATACTCTTTAGCTTCTTTAACGTATTCTTCGTTTAAGCTATTGATTACTATTACCGTATCTTTTTTATATATGCCACTAAATTCTTTATCGTTGTGACGTTTTAATGATTCTAAATTACTTGAGGTTAAAATATAAAATTTCATGAAAATAATTATAAACTACTTTGTTGTTACTCTATAGTTATTTTACTTGACTTCAAACAGTTTGTCAAGCTTTTCTCCAATTTTATCCATTCTATCCATAAGTCTTTCCATATCATCTTTTAATTCTACTTTTGTTACGTACTCTTTTGCCATCTCTTCACGAGTTTTGTTTAAGAGTATATCAATTCTTTTGGCTTCCGAGCTATTGCCACGAATGCCATAAAGTACTGGAGCTAACACCAGTGTTATAAATATGTTCCAAAATAAATATGGT